ACCTGATAATGGAAATGCAAATTCGTTTTTTGTGGTAAGTGGAAATACTTATGTAAGTTATTGTTGGCACTCAGTTGAAGGATATAGTAAGTTTGGAAGTTATATTGGAAATGGTAATGATGATGGACCATTTATCTATACAGGATTCAAACCCAAATTAGTCGCAATTAAGTGGTTAACAGGTGTTAATTCAGCAGAGAATTGGGGTGTTTTTGATACAGCCAGAAGCACAACAAATCCTAGTTCTAATGGTACCTATTCTCAATTACAATGGGATACATCAGGAGCAGGAAGTAACACAAGTTCTCACAAAATTGACTTTTTAGCAAGTGGTTTTAAACTTCGCGGGAATGGTGGATTAAATAATACAAGTGGAGCAACATATATCTTCATGTGTTGGGGAGATGTGCCGCTTAAATATAACAATACTTTTTAGGAGGTGAAATAATATGTGGGCTTATATAAAGGATAACAAGATAGAGGAGATAATTGCTAGACCTAAAGATATGGTCATAGATGATGTAAGATATTCTCGAAGAATATTTAGTGCATGGACTTGGGATGAATTAAATGCCATAGGTATTTATACAGTAGAACAAGGAACACGAGGTGATGGTAGGTTTGAGATAACAAGCCAACCTACTTACACTTATAGTGCTTCTGGTAAAAAAGTCA